TGTTGACAGACAAAGCATTATCAATGAGTTCAAAATTCACCCCAAGAACTTCGCCTTAGCAAGAGCAATGGCAGGAGACGCTTCGGATAACTTGCCTGGAATTAAAGGAGCAGGCCTTAAGACAATTGCGAAAAGGTTTCCTTGGTTGATTAGAGAGGATGTCTATGAGGTTAGTGACGTTGTGCGAGATTGTGCAATGACAGGAAAAAAACTGAAAATTCATAAGAACATCGAGAGCAACGAGAAACTTATCAAAGAGAACTATAAGATCATGCAACTATATTTCCCCAACATTCGCCCATTAAATCGAGCGATGATTGACAAGGCGATAGTTGACTTTGAGCCACATTTTGATAAAATTAAATTTACACAAATGCTATTCGATGATGATGCCGGCCACCTCAACTTCACAGACTTAATGACAACTTTTCGCAAAATAAAAAGATAGAAACGCTTGACAAGTTGACTTGAACGGGTTATATTTAATCTACAAACAAACACAGGAGGACAAATGAACGAATTTACAAGACAAGAATCATTTTCGAGGTTCGGGAAAAGATTTCAAGAGAATATCTGCCAACTTATGCTGGAGGACAGACCATTTTATGACCAAATTACCGAGGTATTAGACTTAAACTTCTTCGAGAAGAAATACCTTCAAATCTTTGCTCAAACCCTAATAAATTATCGAGAGAAATACAACACTCACCCAAATTCCGAGGTTATGATGGCCTTGTTGAGAACTGAACTCAATAACCACGATAAAGCAACAGCAAAGTTGGTGAGAGAGTTTTATGCTCGCATCCATACCTCAGAAGGTGTCGAGGAAGCCCTCTATGTTAAAGATAAGGCCATTGACTTCTGTCGCAAGCAGGCTCTCAAGGGTGCAATGCTCAAGTCCGCTAAACTGCTAAATACGTCGTCTTTTGACGAAATCGAAAAGGTTATCAAGGACGCTCTTGTTCTTGGAACGGACAACAATTTTGGACATGATTTTCGAAAAGATTTGTTGAAAAGATTTGAATTGGCTGTTCGCAACCCGATCACAACCGGCTGGGCTCGAATGGATGAGATTTGTAAGGGTGGCCTTGGAAAATCGGAATTAGGCGTTGTTGTCGCCCCGACAGGGTGTCATGCAAAAGGAACCAAGGTTATGCTTGCTAACGGCAACCTAGAATTGGTCGAAAACATTAAAGTTGGAGATAGACTGAAAGGGCCTGAAAAGAGCTTTCGCACAGTCTTACAGCTTTGTCGAGGACGAGAAATGATGTACGAGATTCAACCAACAAAAGGCAAGTCCTTTGTTGTAAACGGAGAGCACATCCTTTCACTTGTTCGTACTAACGATGGAACATCGAAAGCGGGAGAAGTTGTGAATCTGTCCGTCAATGAATATTTGCAAAAAAGCAAGACATTCAAGCACATTCACAAGCTATATCGCTCTGATGTTGTTCATTTCGAGAACAGTAAAAATGTTAGACTAGCCTATTTTGTTGGTCTGATGCTAGGCGACGGCTCTATTTGCAACGAAAACATCAGATTTACTTCCGAAGATGAGGAACTTTTGAGTGAAGTTTCTAGGATAGCAGAGGAAAAATTTGGATTAAAGGCAACTCGCTACTTGAAGGAGGGTGGTAAAGCCACTGATTTAGCCCTTGTCAATCCTCGTAGAGGAATGCGGAATGAAATGGGCAGGTTTTTTGAAGAGATAGGCTTGAGAGGAACTCGTTCTGGAGACAAATTTATTCCCAATGAGTACAAAACTGCTGCGATAGGGCATAGAATGGAAATTCTGGCTGGTCTCTTGGATGCTGATGGTAGCTTATCTAACAATGGCTATGACTACATTTCGAAATCAAAACAATTGGCAGAAGATGTTGCCTTTGTGGCTCGCTCACTAGGGTTGGCAGCTTATGTTAAGGAATGTGAGAAATCTTGTGGAGACTTTGTTGGAACCTATTATCGAGTTTCTATTTCTGGAGAGACGGACATTATTCCATGTCGCTTGGAAAGAAAGACTGCCAAACCAAGAAAACAAGTTAAGAATGTCTTGAGAACTGGATTCAAAGTCAAGCAACTCGAAGAAGACGATTTTTATGGTTTTACTCTTGACGGCGATCATCTTTATCTGATGGACGACTTCACTGTGACTCATAATAGTGGAAAATCAATGGTTTTGGTGCATTTGGCAACCCAAGCCTTATTGCAAGGAAAGACAGTTGTATATTACACTTTGGAGCTAAAAGACACCGTTGTAGGCCAACGATTCGACTGTTGTATCACCGATGTCCCACTACAAGATCACAAAGAAAGAAAGACAGAAATTATAAATAAGATTAAAGACATTTCAGGCACTCTGATAATTAAAGAGTACCCAACAAAGTCTGCCTCAGTTCAAACTCTGAAGAATCACATCGAGAAACTTCGCAAGAGAGGAATTGAGCCTGACATGGTTTTGGTTGACTATGCGGATCTTTTACGTCCGTCAAGGAGCACAGGTGAAAAACGCCACGAATTGGAAGAAACTTATGAGGGTCTCCGAGGACTCGCACAGAGTTATGAGATACCCGTTTGGACAGCATCACAAACAAACAGAGGAGGTCTAAATGCTGAGGTCATTACTATGGAGGCAATTTCGGAAGCGTTTAACAAATGCTTTGTGGCTGACTTTATCTTCTCTTTGTCACGAACTGTCCAAGACAAACAAGCAAACAAAGGAAGGTTATTTATCGCAAAGAACAGAAATGGACCAGATGGGCTAGTTTTCGATGCTTTCGTTGATTGGTCTGACGTTACTATCAAGGTTTTAGATAGGGACGAGTCAGCCGAGAAAATGCAAAGCACTACAGACGCCCTATCGATATTAAAAGAAAAATATTCACAGATTTCAGCAAAATGAGGAGAATTAAATGGATCTAGAAAAATCAATACTATCGGACATCACTGTCCACATGAAGTATGCAAAATATCTCGAGGAACAACGTCATCGAGAAAATTGGGGAGACTTGTGTGATCGCAACATGAACATGCATATCAAGAAATTCCCACACCTTGAACTACAAATTCGCAATGCTTATGAGTATGTTCGAGCAAAGAAGGTGCTTCCTTCAATGCGTTCAATGCAATTCGCAGGAAAACCAATTGAAGTGAGCCCAAACCGAATTTTTAATTGTGCCTACGCACCAATTGACGACATTCGGGTGTTTGGTGAGATCATGTTCTTGCTTCTCGGAGGAACTGGTGTAGGATATTCAGTTCAGAAACACCATGTTGAGAAGCTACCTGAAATTAGACGACCTTCAACCAAGAGAACTCGCCGTTTTCTTATTGGAGATTCAATTGAAGGGTGGGCTGACGCTGTTAAGGCACTAATTACATCCTACTTTAAGGGCACATCGAGGTTGCGTTTTGACTTCTCTGACATTCGTCCAAAGGGTGCGAGATTAGTCACATCAGGTGGAAAAGCACCAGGACCTCAGCCACTTAAAGAGTGTTTGGTTAAGATTGAGGGTTTGTTGAATGAAAAAGAAAACGGAGAACAACTTACTCCCATTGAAGTTCATGATATCGTCTGCTACATTGCGGATGCAGTTTTGGCTGGGGGTATTCGCAGGGCTGCTCTTATTTCTTTGTTCTCTGCTGATGATGAAGAAATGCTCTCCGCAAAATCCGGTGCATGGTGGGAGCTTAATCCCCAAAGAGGACGAGCAAACAACTCCGTAGTTATTATGCGTCATCGCATTGATAAGCCAACCTTTATGAACATTTGGAACCGAGTTGAAGAGTCACGCTCAGGAGAGCCGGGCTTTTACCTTTCAAACAACAAGGACTGGGGAGTTAACCCATGTTGTGAAATTGCTTTGAGAGCAAACCAGTTCTGCAACCTTGTTGAAATGAATGTTTCCGATGTTGATACTCAAGAGGAGCTTGACCGTAGATCAACCGTGGCGTCCTTTATAGCCACTCTACAAGCCTCTTACACTGACTTCCACTACCTTCGCCCTGTCTGGCAACGAACAACGGAAAAAGAGGCCCTTATTGGCGTTTCTATGACCGGTATTGCTTCGGGTGGTGTTCTTAAGTTAGACATGGAGCAAGCAGCGAAATGTGTTAACGTCGAGAACAAAAGAGTAGCAAAAGAAATTGGAATCAACAAGGCGGCGAGAACCACTTGCGTTAAGCCTGCTGGGACAACTTCTCTTGTACTTGGAACTTCTTCGGGAATTCACGCTTGGCATAACAACCACTACATTCGTCGTCTCCGAGTCGGAAAGAATGAAGCCATCTATCGCTATCTAAAGGCCAATCTTCCCGAGTTGATCGAGGATGATAAGTTTAGACCCCACGATACGGCAATTATCTCAGTCCCTCAGAAAGCACCAGAAGGAGCAATTACTCGCCATGAATCGGCCATTCATTTGCTCGAGAGAGTAAAGAAGGTTTCGCAAGAATGGGTTAAACCAGGACACCTTAAAGGAGATAATACTCACAACGTGTCTGCTACCATCACTGTTAAAGATGGAGAGTGGGAAACCGTTGGAGAGTGGATGTGGGAGAACAAAGA